ATGGATAAAATCAAGAACAGATTGATAGAGGCGTTACAATTATGTGTTATTGCCGATGGTGGAATTGCGGTATCGGCTGCAGATACCAGATGGTTGCTTGCGTACCTTTCTGAGACTAAGCCAATCTCAGAAAATCGTGATCACACATCCCATGATAACACCACCTAATATGAAAGGATAATAGAATGTTTCTGAATATTTTGGCGTGGTCGATACTTGTGACTGCAGGGGTGGTAGGTATGGGAGCAGCGATTGCAGGGCTTATTGACATGTATAAAGAATGGCGTGTCTGTTTTTGGGGTGCAGTGATGGGCATCCCAGCTTTTTTTGCTATTTGGTGGGCAGTAATTCATTTGACAAAGTTATAAAAGGAGGTGCAATAACCCATTTGACAGGATAATATAAGTGTGCTACAATCAAGGTGAATGAATATGTTAATTAACTATTATGAACAGGAGCATATATGGATAAAGTAAAATTACTATTGGCATCGCGTAAGTTTTGGGCTGCACTTATTGGGCTTGTCCTGATAGTCGCTAAGGTTTTCGATCCTAGCTTCCCGCTTGAAGGAGAACAGCTTACAGCGATTATCTATGTGCTGGTGGCTTACATCTTGGGTACTGGCATTGAAGACGGACTCAGTAGACGGGAATAAAAGTAGAATGAATAATAGCCCTGATTAAATGTCGGGGCTGTTTTGATTCATCATAGCAAGGGGTAACATTATGAACTGGACGACAATCATTGTAGCAGCGATTACCTCTTGTTTAGGTGCTATCGTCGTTGGTTTTTTCAATCGGAAGAATCTATCAGCTGAAAAAGACAAGTTGTTAGCTGAGGTAGCGGCTATTCACCAAGAGAAAGAGGACGATTCGCGAGAGTCAATGGTGAAAGTCGCCAAAGAATTGGTTGCGGCTATGCAAGCACGAATTGATAAGGTCCATACCCGCCTTGCTGAACTGGAGCGCCGCCAGGAAGAGGAACTCAAGGCCCGAGATATTATTATTGAGAATCAGAATATAAAGATAAAGCTGCTAACTAAGGAAATTGAATTATTGCAAGCTGCAAACGATAAACTAGAAAAGGAACGGGAACAGCAACTTAAGACCAATCGGTCACAAGGGCAGAAGATCCATGAGTTAAAGTTGCGGATTAACGAACTAGAAAAGAAATCTAATGGTAATGCCAAATAGTGATCCACCAATTATTGAGGACAAATTAATGGCTGGAGTTTTAGCTGAGATTGCAGTGTTGCGTGTGAAGATCGATGGGTTAGAAGATCGGACCAGCGTCTTGGAAGAGGTCACAGCCCCGCACGAGTCCAGGCTTGAGGATTTGGAATTGTGGCAGGAAAAGGTTGACGACAATCTGGAAAGGTATTAGATGAAAAAGCGTAAGATCCATAGACCGTTACCGTGTCCGCCAGACAGTGCTTATAAACCAACAAAATACAACTCATGGAAAAACGCAAGATCACCGTGGGTCGCAAAGAGACGGGCGCTGAAAACAATAAAATATAGCGCCGGCAATATTGTTATTCCAAAACTTGAATTTACAGCGCGTGGTTATCATGGTTATAAAACGGCTAGTTTGACACAGGAAGAATGTAACCTGTTATTAACTGCACTTGGTGAAAGTGTGGAATTATAATCTGTCATGGTGTGGAGGTAATCGTATGTTGAAGGAGATGGGGTCACGGTAGGGATTGCTGGGTGACGACATACGATGATTTAGCGCATGACAGTCCCCGAATAAACACACGAATAAGGGACATTCTTCTCCTTTCACATGGGGGGCGGCGACCTTTTCTCCTTTCATCGCTTCCCCCCTGAATATAGCGATAGACTTGAACTAAAGAAGGCGGGCCAAACGGTCAGCAACAAGAGTTAGAACTTGCGGGATCCTTCGTTCAAGATATCGCTAGGTATTATCGGAGATTTATCGGAATATTATCGGAGATGATGTACTATGCCAATTTATTGGATTATTGACTTCGTGGATAGTTCGGTTGTCAAGTGGACCTGGAAACGAATGATGGAAAAGACGGTAGAGATATGGAGACGTGATGCTTGAAAGTATACTTTTAATTGTAGTGACGGTTATTGTGGTTGGGATTGTTGGTTGTGTTTTGGTTTCACCACCGCGAAGAAATTATATGCACACTGGACCAGATCCAACAACAGAGCGTCCAGATTTACCGCACCTAGATACAGACAATCTAGGCGGACCGTGGAAGTATGAAGATGATACCATTGGTGAAATTGTTGAGTGTGATAACGCTAACCCAGACGCCTTGCTTTTGCGGATGATCTATATGCCGAAATATGACTCCTAATCCTATCGCCATTTTCGATGCTGAGATAGTACGGGTCAAGACGATGGCAGATGGATCCCCACGCTTTGAGATTGGAGCAGGAGAGGATGCGAACCAGTACCTCTCCATTTTGGCGGGGGTGCAGGCTGCTAACAGATTGGTCAAGGTTATTATTTACGATTATGAGGATTGGGAAAGGATAGAACGGGAATAGTACAAAAGTGTCACAAGAGTGCATGGTTTTAATACAAAAATGTCACAAATAAGTACAATATTCGACAATTTAGATGCCAGAGAGATAGATTATGTACAGTCTCGCGCCAATGCAAAGAGTGATTCAGAGGCGTTGAGAGTGTGCGGCTTTTCGCGTGGCTGGTTGAATAGCCATAACAAGAATGATTTGAATGAGCGCGCCTTAGATTTCAAGACTGACAATGTATTGAAGGCACAGATCATACTTGACCAGGCGGTGGAGCAGGCCGCCAAGATAAAAGCAGAGGGATTGCAGTCAAGGAATGAGCGTGTCAAGCAGGATTGCGCTTCTGAGATCATGGATCGGAGAATGGGCAAGCCAACTGTCAACATTGACCAAAAGACAGAGCATGATGGGAGCATTGAATTTACATGGGTAGACGATTACAAAGATGACCGCTATTCCGATGCAGAGGCCCCATAGTGAGAAACAGTATCAGCTTATCACATACCCTGGTAATGTTGTTGCGCTTTGTGGACGTAGATGGGGCAAGACCGATGGGTATGTGCAGCGGATATACTACCATGCCCAACGTGATCCAGGTCTTTATTGGTGGGTAGGGTTATCCTGGCAATCCGCATCTATGAAGCGGGCATGGAAGGCGGTAACATACACCGCTAACAAGGTATATTATGAGTTGGGGCTAGACCCTCGAAAGTATATCAACAGATCAAGGCATGAGGTTATCATCCCCGGACTTGGCGAGATATGGTTCAGAACAGCGGATAATCCGGCGTCATTAGCAGGTGAAGGTATCAAGGGTGCAGTATTTGATGAGTTTCCTCTAGCCAAAGAGATAGTATGGACGGAATATTTGCAAGCAACGCTACTTGATCATAAGGGTTGGGCAGGATTTGGCGGCGTCCCGAAGGGATTGAATTGGGCGGCTGCACTATGGAAGAGCGCTGTAGAATGGGATGGCTGGCTTCAGATCCATGCGACTACCTATGAGAATCCAATCATAGATCATAAGGAATTAAATAAGATAAAAGCTACTTTGCCCGAGGATTTATTCGCACAGGAATACATGGCAAAGATAGTCAACCTCCAGGGGTCAGTATTCCGTAGGGTCATGGAGGCGGCGATACTTGAGCCTATTGAACCATTACCAGACCATCAGTACATTGCAGGTGTGGACGTGGCGGCGCTTGTTGATTACACAGTCGTGACTGTGATGGATGCCGAAAGCAAAGAGATGGTTTTCATGGATCGCTTCAACCGTGTGGATTATCCGGTGTTAGAGGATAGACTGGCGGCGGTTTACGATAGGTGGCATTTGCAAACGATGGTCATTGAAGCCAACAGCATTGGTAGACCTGTGATCGATCACATGGTGAATCGTGGTTATTTCGTGGTCCCGTTCACCACCACCAACGCATCAAAGCAGTTGGTTGTTCAGGGGTTACAATCAGCATTTGAGCATGAAAACATCAAGATCATCAATGACCCTGTTTTGATAGGTGAATTGTTGAGCTTTGAGAGTAAGCGCAATCCATCAGGATCATTCAGCTATTCGTCACCCTCTGGTATGCACGATGATTGCGTGATGTCATTGGCGCTGGCTTGGGATGCAATCAGTCACGGACGCAATGTGATCCTGTTCGGGGCTTAGGAGGAAGGATGAAAAGAAATTATAAGGCAATCACGGAAATACCTGGCTGGATGAATCGGCTTACAACCGATGGCGTTCCTGACAGCAATCAAAGTTTATATAGGCAGGTTCCTTATCTGTTTAGATTGGTGCAGCTTCGATGTGATACCCTGGCAGGTGTACCCGTCAAGATATACCGAGGCGAAGAGGATGAGGCCGAATGGCCTTATCCAACATCGCTTCAGCAGTTGATATGGTTGTGGGAGGCATCAGCTTTACTCTCCGGTGCTGCTTATGGTGAGATTGTGTCTAATGTTTCGGGATATAGCAAGGATGTGAAGTATCGCAATCCCTTTGATATGCAGGTGAAATATAAAGATGGCATCATTGAGATCAAACAGAACTCCTCTGGTGCTGTTTGGCATAACAACATCCTTACCCACGATTACGAGATGGTTTACTTTGCTGAGTACGATCCCGAGCAGGATATACTTCCCGGTGTTGGATCTGGCAAAGCGGCGAATATAGACTCGAAGTTGCTTTATTCGCTAAGTAAGTTCCCTGAGATGTATTTCGAGGGTGGGGCAATGCCCGTGACACTATTGGGGATTGACAGCACGGACAAAGGGGAAATCAAACGGGTTGAGCAATGGCTCAGAAAGAGGGTAACGGGACTAAAAAACGCCTTTCGTGTATTGGGTATTCGTGCTGGAGCTATCACGCCTACCACGCTAACGCCCCCACTGAAAGACCTGGCCATGCCCGAGATCAATGCAGAGGCGAAGCATAACTTGTGTGTAGCGTTTGGTGTACCTAAGACCATGATGGATAGCGAAGCGGCTAACTATGCAACAGCACAAGAGGATCGATTGAGCTTCTATGAGGATACCATCAAACCACGAGCCAAGAAATACAAGTCGGTGCTTGATACCCAGCTACTAGAAAAGGATGGGTTGAATATTGAGTTTGCCTTCAAAGAGCTTGACATATTCCAGGAGGATGAGGGTGAACGTGCTGAACTGCTAAATAAGCTAACATTAGCAGGATTGCCGGTTGAACTTGCGCTTGACCTTGCTGGTTACGAACTTACCGATGATCAGGTTGCTAAGTTGACCGCGCATCAGGAAGTGGAAAAGGAACCACAGAATGAGGTGGTGCAGGAACTCCGACGCTGGCGAAGAATGGCAGAGAAGCGGGTCAAGGAGGGGAAAGCGATCCGCAGGTTTGAAAG